CGTCGACCTCCGTGACACCGGGCGTGACGCCGGCGTCAGCGTGGCCGGCTCAGCCCGCTCGAACTGGGTGCGCGCCAACGCCCCCAAGTACGACATGGTCGCGTCGGGCTTCGGCTTCGGCGAGGCCTGGCACTACGACGTCCTGAACATCTACAAGACCCCGCCCGCCCAGCCGGCTGGTGGGGCGACTACCCCCAAGGGAGACACCGTGAAGGCACACTACCAGCGCCAGGACTACGCCGCACGCAACGGGGGCCGGGCCCTCTCGGCCGGCTCCAGCTTCTGGCTGAACACTGTCAAGGGCGCGGCGACGTCCAAGGCAACCAACATCGTCGGAGGCGTCGGCTCGTACGTCTTCGCCACCCACGTCTATGCCGAGGGCCAGCCTGGCGACTCGGTTGACGTCACCCTCTACTGGGACAACACCAAGACCAGCGGCCCTCACTCGGGCCACTACGTCGAGCACCTGGTCATCCCCGAGGACGGCGTGCTGCGGGCCAACTTCCCGGCCCTCCGCGCGGTGCCGGCTGGCTACGCGGTCTACGCCCGCATGGTCGCCGGCAAGGACAACGCCAAGCCCGTCAAGGTGACCGTCTTCGACACCGACGCCTACCTGTTCGGCTGAGGAGGACTCAATGGAAAAGCACCCTGCGTCGCCCCGCCGGCGTAAGGTCCTCGAGGCGGTCATCCGCGTCGTGGACCTGGTCGTCTACGGCGCGGTGTTCCTGGGGGGCATCTACGCGCTCACCGCCACGCCAAACTCCGTCGTGGACGAGCTCGCCGGCGCCGAATGGCTGCTGGGCCTCTGGGCCGCCCTCCTCCTCGGGGGCGGCCTGGTGGGCTTCCTCGGGCGCCTCACCCGCTACTGGCTGGTAGAGAACCCCGGGACGGTCGCAGCCTTCTTCGGCATCATGATCTACTTCGTCGTCCTCGGCAAGTTCGCCTTCGCGAGCGTGACGAGCGCCGTCGCGGTGGTCCTGGTCCTCGTGGCCATGGCCTTCATGGTGCGCCGCTGGCTGGAGCTCCAGATCTTCGGCACCGACCCCGATCGCGACTGGCGCGCCCGCGTCGCCGCCGCCCTCCACCGCCGGACTGCGAACGTCGTCCCCCGCTCTTGACCCCGGAAGGAGGCACCGATGGCTGACGTCAACCTGGTCGCCATCCTGGTCGCCGTCCTCGGCTCTGGGGGCCTGGGCGCCGTCGTCACGTCCGTCCTGAACTCGATCCGCATGGCCCGCAGGGGCGTGTCGGGTCGGGAGGACAAGCGCCGCGACGACATCATCAAGCAGCGCGACGAGGCCTGGGCCCGCGCGCGACAGGCGGAAGCCGACGCCGACCGCGAGGAGGCGCGGGCTGACCGCGAACGAGGCCGGCGCATCCGTTGGATGGAGCTGGCCGCCCGCTACCGGCTGCAGCTCATCTCGGCCGGCATCGAGCCCACGGCTCGGTGGATCGACGAACCTGACATGAAGGAGTAAGACATGAGCACCCCCATCGACACGGCCGGCGCGACGCAGGTCCAGCACCCCTGGAAGGCGACGCTCCGCACGATCGTCCAGGTCGGCATCCCTGCCCTCCTGACCCTCTGCCTGGTGGTGCCGCAGGTGGTCGACGCGGTCCTCGCGGGCTTCGGCGAGCAGCTGCCGCCCGAGTTCACCGCGTGGATGCTGGCATCCGCCGGCTTCGTGACGACCCTCGCGGCCGTCATCACCCGCGTGATGGCCATCCCGGCGATCAACGCCTGGCTGACCTCCCTGGGACTCGGGGCAACCCCCAAGGCCTGACCAGGGCAGTTCCAGGGTAGATAGGGTAAGTAGGGCGGCGCGCTTCCTATATAGTTGCTAGAGGCCTCGCCCTTTAGGCTATAATAGGAACTCTCGCCCTACTTGCCCTAATCGCCCTGGCGCAGACCGACCATCCAACCGCGGCCCGGTCACCCGCACTAGCCCCCGCGGCTCGGATCAAACTCCCGAGCTGCGGGGGCTCTTCTGCGCTACAGTGGTCACATGACCATTGACATGCGTATCCCCTGCCCCCCGTTCGAGGGCGTCGCAGCCGCCCTGCTCGAGGTGGTGAGCGAGTCGCCTGGAGCCACGGCGCGCGGCGCCTACATCGACAACCACGGCTTCCCGCACGACCTCGTGGGCCACGTGCTCTCTCGCCTCGACGCACCCATCCGCGAAGCCGCCTCTGGCCACATGCCCCACCACGTCATCGCGAAGGCGGCCGCGGGCGTGCCTGGCACCCCGAGGTCTCGCGCCCGCTTCCCCCTCCTCTGGAACCGCCTCTTCACGGATGGCAACGGGCCTGACACGCCCTACGACGGGCGCTTCGTCATGTTCCCCCGCACGCCTCACGGCTGGGAGGACTACCTTGTGTACGCCCTCCTCGGGCACATCGTGGACCCGCAGGGGCGCGGTCGCCACGACGAGCTGGACTGGAAGGGCGAGGCCATCCGTGGCATCAAGTCCTTCCGCCGCTTCCTGAACTCCCCCACCTCGGGGTTCCTCGTGCAGACGCACGGGGAGTACGAGGACCTCCGCGAGCTCGCGGATCGCACAACCCTGAACCTGCTCGAGGAGCTGAACAAGTGACTGAAACCAACCCCAACAACCCGCTCGACCTGCGCCCCGGAGACGTCGTCCACCCCACGGGCAGCGGGTGGTACGACGCCATGACCGCCCCCGACGCCACGGGCACTGTCACGCGCGTCTCGCCGACAGGCGCGATCTTCGTCATGGACGACCCCGACATCAGCCGCGACGACTGGGTAGCCTTCGAGTGCGGCGACGACATGTGGGCCGTGGAGCTCGTGCGCCGCGCAGGCCTGACTCCCGCCGGCCTGCCTGAGAGCGTCGTGGGCTGGGTCGCGTCGCACGGTCGCGACGTGGGCATCGCGGAGGTCGAGGTCTCCCACGACCCCGTGAACCACCCCTCCCACTACAAGCGCGGGGGCCTCGAGGCCATCGACGTCATGGAGGCCTTCGACCTGCACCGCGACGGCCGGCTCTTCAACGCCGGCAAGTACGTGCTCCGCGCCGGCCAGAAGGACAAGGAGTCCCAGGACGTGCGCAAGGCCATCTGGTACCTGGAGCGCTACGCGGCGGACCTCGAGTCTCGCGGGCTGTGAACGAGCCCTATTGCTGCGCGAGGTGCGGTAAGCCCCTCCAGCGGCAGGAGATGGTAGTCCCCGTCTACTACGTGGACGGGGCCACCTTCGTGGTGCACACCATCGACGCCAAGCGTTTCGCCCACGTCACCTGCCCGGATGACCCGCGGCATAGTTCTACCAGCCCGCAGTAAGCGCGCATCCCACCGCACGAAAGGGTCACTGTGACCTCACCCGCAACAGCCCGCCGGCCTAAGGCCGTGCGCTACGTCACCCGCGACAACCACCGGCTCTACGTCCACCCCCAGACCGGGGAGTTCATCAAGGGCGTGACCTCGATCATCGACAACCTGCCGAAGCCCTTCCTCAAGGCCTGGGGCCAGAAGCTCGTGGCCGAGGAGGCCGTGGGCAAGCTCACCCAGCTGACCAACCTCGCCGGCGCCAACCCCGAGGCCGCCGTCGACTGGCTGAAGAAGGCGCCGAACCGCTTCACCGCGCACTCCGCGAAGGTGGGCAAGGAGGCGCACGGCGTATTCGAGGAGCTGTCCCTGGGCAACAACCCGGGCAAGCTCGACCCCGAGCTCCAGGTCTACGCCGACCACTTCAAGGACTACCTGGACACGCTCCAGCCGGAGCCGGTCCTCCTCGAGGAGGGCGTCTACGACGAGGAGCACGACTACGCCGGCACGTTCGACGCGATCATGCGCTACAACCAGCCGGACCTCCTCATCCGGTCCTGGGACGCCATGGGCGTCGAGCGCGTGCAGCCGCTCGTCGGCGTGGCCTGGCAGGACAACAAGACGACCCGCTCGGGCGTCCACCCGGAGGTGGGCCTCCAGCTGTCGGCCTACCGCCACGCCAAGTACATCATCAAGGAGAACGGCGAGCTGGCCCTGAACCGTCCGGGCGACTTCGCTCTGGTGCTCCACGTCAGGCCGGAGGGCTGGGAGCTCGTGCCGGTCGAGGCTGGCCCGGCCGAGCTGGACGTCTTCCTCCACCTGCGCGCCATCTCCGACTACGTGACCGAGGGGCACAAGCGCATCATCCACGCGCCGATCGCCGGCAACCGCGTCCGCCGGGCGCGCCGGCGTGCGAGCGCCGAGTCGCAGATCGTCCTGCCGGCCGAGGACGAGGTCGCCGTCCTGGCGGCCGCGGCGTTTTGAGCGACGGCACCTTCGGGGTGGGCCTGGACGACTTCGTCTCCTGGCTGGGCCACTCCGTGTACGGCGAGGGCCTGATCTACCGCGGCGACGCTGACTTCGAGCAGTTGGGGCCGCGGGGCAAGCTCACGGTCATCGAGTTCAAGAAGAAGCACGAGAAGGCGGTCGGGCGCGGACAGCTCGCCTGGCTCCGGACTCGTGCGCGGCAGGATAGGACCGAGGTGCGCGTCGTCCGCGAGCTCACCGAGGACTACGACGACCCAGACCGGCGCGTCTGGGTGTGGAACCCGCTCCGGCCGGTGGCCGAGGCCCAGGAGATGACCCTCAGCCACCTGGCTGCGTGGGTCGACTCCCGGGCCTACCGGCCGGCCAGGCCCTAGACGTCGAAGCCGGCCCGCTTGAGGTCCGCGACCAGGTTCTTCCAGGATCGCGGGTCAGACGGCGTGCCGGCCCCGACAGCCACGATCGCTCCCTGGCGGTCACGGAACTGGACGTGGCCCTTGCGGGTGATCCGGACCGAGCCGCCCTGCAGCTCGACCGTGCGGATGAGTCGTTTCATGTCCTTGTTCATACTTCTATTATACCGCGCGGCCGCCCCGTTCGGTACCCCTTCGCCGGCTCCCGGCGCAACCAAGACGGACACACGTTAGAATGGACACCATGACGAACAGTCTTCAGCGCATGCTGGACCTCCAGGACCAGATGCAGGCCGACACCTACGGCCTCGGCCTGGCCGACCTCCTCCCGGGCGACGTGCCCGGCGCGGTCGACCAGGTCAAGATCAACGTGCTCGCCGCCACGGACGAGCTCCACGAGCTTCTCGCCGAGACGAGCTGGAAGCCCTGGGCCAAGGGCGACTTCGTGAACCTCACCGCCGCGCGCGGGGAGTTCATCGACGCCTGGCACTTCATGCTCAACCTGGCCAACCTCCTCGGGCTCGACGCCGACGAGATTGAGGAGCGCTACCTGGCCAAGCGGGCGAAGAACATCCGCCGCCAGGAAGAGGGCTACGACGGCGTCTCGACCAAGTGCCCCGGCTGCAAGCGGGCCCTGGACGACGACGGCGTGGACTGCAAGCCGCGGGTCCAGCGCCTCGGCACAGACGAGGAGGTCGCCGGCGTCTACTGTGCCATGAGGGGCCGCTTCATCCCGGAGGCGCGGTCATGATGGCGCCGGCCGTCTACATCGTCGAGGGGGCGGACGCCACGGGCAAGTCGTCCTTCGTCGGCCGCATGGTCGCCGGCATGGCCATGGCCGACCTCCCCGAGCCGAGGGTCATCCACAACGACGCCTCCGACCACCGCCTGCCAGGCTCGCTCTATCAGCACTACCGGGCGCAGATTCTGGACGCCGTCTCGTTCCGTGAGCGGGGCATCTCGACCTTCATCGACCGGTCCTTCCTGAGCGAGGTGATCTACGGCCGGCTCTACCGCGGCCGGGCCCGGATCACCGAGCGTCAGGCCCGCCGGCTCGAGCGCCTGGCCACCCGTAACGGGGTGGTCATGCTCGGCCGCACCGCCGACCTCGACACCCGCCGCCGTCGCATCCGCGAGCGGGGCGAGGAGTGGGACGGCAAGCAGCCCTTCGTGGGCGCCTTCTACCACCAGTGGTTCCGCGAGCGTGCGGCCCACTGGACTATCGCCGACAGCTCGTCGGCACACGTGAGCGACTACTAGGAGACAATCCAACATGCTCAAGATCAACACTGCAGGCACCGAAGAGACCGCATCCGAGTCCGACGTCGTCGGCCGCTTCCGCTCTGGCTACCAGATCGACGGCACGCCGGCGAGCCTCTCGGCCTTCCGCGTCACCACGGGCGACGCCAAGGTCGCCGCTGCGATCGCCAAGGCGTTCGGCGTCGACAAGACCAAGCTCGGCGACGAGGCCACCAAGGACGGCGTCCAGGAGTGGGACGCGGCCGGCGAGGACTACCTCGAGGTCTTCACCGAGACCAGTGAGGTCCCGATCATCATCGAGTCCGCGGGTGACTACCGCTCCAGCCTGGTGCGCCGCACCAAGGACGGCGACTTCATGTACGCCACGGACGGCGAGGTCATCACGGCCGTCGGCGAGGACTACGAAGACGAGTTCGAGGTCGGCAACCCCGACCCGCAGGCCGGCCAGGACCTCGCCACCCGCAAGGCCAAGGCGAAGAAGGGCCTGGGCTCGAGCCCGGACATCCGCGTCCGCTTCACCGTCGCGGCGCACCCCGAGTGGGGCGTCTTCGAGTTCCGCTCGGGCGGCTGGTCGCTGGTCCACAACGACCCGGAGGCCAAGCTCCGCCGCGTGGAGGGCCGCATCAAGGCCGTCCTGAAGCTGACGACCGTCGAGGGCAAGCGCTTCACCTGGACGAAGCCCGAGCTGATCGTCCGCGGACCGGCCGACGTCGAGCAGGCTGAGAAGCCGACCGTAGAGGCCGCGGAGGGCGAGCCCGCCTTCTGAGGACCCGGAGCTGGCGGGTAAGGCACAACCCTCGATGCCCGCCCTCGCTCCGGAGGGGAACAAGGGTCAACAGTACCTTGTGCGCACACCAGTGACCCTGCGGGCCTGTCAGGGCCCAAGACACAGACCGGCTGACACCGGTGCTTGCTGTTAGGCGTACTACTGAGGCCCCCG